AATCGGTCACAAAATCCCAATTAACCACCTTCCAAAAATTATGGATATACCTATCTCTTTCGTTTTTATATTTTAAATAATATGCATGTTCCCATAGGTCTAACCCAAGTAAAGGATATGTTTTATTTTTTCCTGACATCATTAGAGGATTGTCTTGATTTGGTGTTGTTACTATTTTTAATCTATTCGCCTTTGTCAACACTAACCAAACCCATCCTGATCCAAATCTTGATTTTGCTTCCTCTTCAAATTTCTCTTTAAATTTTTCAAATGATCCAAAAGATGACTCTAACTTATATAGTAAAGGATTTTCTAACTTAGTTTTTTTTGGTGATAACATTTTCCAAAATAATGCGTGATTAAATGCCCCACCACCGTTGTTTCTTACTTTTGTGTTGAATTTAGATATTCCCGATACTATTTCTTCTAAATCTAAATCTTTCCCTTTAATTTTTTCTAACTCTTTGTTCAACTTTTCAACATAACCTTTGTAGTGTTTTGTGTAGTGAGTTTTCATTGTTTCACTATCAATAAAGTCTTCTAAATCATCAAATTCGTATGGTAATTTTTCTATTGATACTTTTTTTATTTCAGAAATAATTTGTTTACTATTAAAAGATTCAACTTGTAGTAATGATTCTAAATTATTAATTTGTTCGGTGAACATTTTATATATTCTAGGCATTGAAGACTTATTACTTTTTTCAAATTTTTTCATTATTTCACCCGCAATTGCGTTTGCCTCATCTTCATTTTTACCACCAATATTAGGTCCTTTTTTTCTTTTTAACACTCTTCTTTGATACTCATGTGCCCATTCATGAGCTAATGTTCTTAGTATGTCTCGATTTAATCTATCTTTTACTAATATTTTTAATCTATGATTGTCGGTTCTACTTCCTGTTGTCATAGTACCCGTTCTTTTAGTCATGAAATCAACTTTCAAGTCATCCTTTAAAGGGTATTCTTTTTTTAAAAAATCTATAAATTTTTCAACTAATTTTTTTTGTTCTTTTGAAATTCCGTCAGGGTATATTATTTCTGTATCCATGATATATAAATATCACCTTTTAGAAGAAATTAAATTTAACATTTCTTCAATCGCTGAAGCATCTTCCATCATGTCATCACCCATAACCTTTGATATGATCTTTTTCTTTCTATTTAGAATATCATATATGGCACCTTCGATTGTATTTTCAAATAGAGGATAATAAACTGATGTGGAATTTTTTTGACCTATTCTATGTGAACGGTCTTCTGCTTGTGCGTGTTCAGCAGGTACAAATGATAGGTCATTCATAATCACCGCTTCTGCAGAAGTTAAAGTTATACCAACACCCGCAGCTTTTAGGTTTCCAATAAAAACTTTGATTTTATCGTTTTCTTGAAAGTCGTCTACCGATTTTTGTCGATGAGGTTTTGAACAAGACCCATCTAAATAAACCGCTTGTTTTCCAAAATGATCATAAATTGTACGTAAGGTGTCTGTAAAATTTGTAAATATTATAACTTTTTTTCCTTGTTCGATAATATTTTCAGCCAATTCAATTGTATTTTTAACTTTTTCTTCAGCAATCACCTTTCTAACTTTCATTAGTTTTCCAAACTGAATTGTTAAAGATGATGACTCTTCCGAGTTGTTGTCATACCAATTAAAGTATTCACCCATTAATTCTTCATAGTCTTTTGATTTTAATCTCAAATAAACGGGTGTAATAATTTTATCTGGTAAATCTAATACATCTTCTTTTAATCTTCTTAAAATGTGAGTTTGTGTCCTTTCTCTTAACTCGTCTAAGTTAGATGCTCCTGTTACATTCCATATTTTTCTTTTACCAACACTAAATTGAAAACCGTTACAGTATCTTCTTGCGTAAGCCATCCAATTTGCAGCAACAGGACTTTCAACCAAACTCAAAAGATTATAATAATTCATTGGTCTTGAGGTCATCGGCGTTCCTGTTAATAACCAAACCCTTTCAACTTTTCCACATAAATCATTAACAATCTTTGTTCTTTGTGCTTGTGGATTTGAAATCATATGAGCTTCGTCCATAATCACCAAATCAAAATTAGAATTTAAAATTATTGATTCGTCTTTCTTTTTTGGGTCATGAAAGTTTTTTAATATGTCATAATTTATTATAACAAAATCAGATTCAGTTGAAAATTTTTTACCTTCCGCAATATAAACTGCCCTATCTGAATAATTTTCAATTTCACGTTGCCAATTTATCTTTAATGATGCCGGACAAACTATTAATATTTTTTTTGCTCCCGTTTCAAGTGCCGAAATAATTGTTGAAGTTGTTTTTCCAAGACCCATGTCATCGGCTAAAATAAACTTTTTGTTTCTTACAAGTTTTTCAATAGCCTCTTTTTGGTGATCCATTGGTGCTCTGTGGTCGTATTTAGAATATTCAATGACAACATTCTTCACCTCGTTGTCTTTAATAAGTGCAGATTTTGGAATCCAGAAATCATGTATTGTTTCACCACTAAATATTTTACCCCATATATGGTATGATTTGTCTTTTTCTACCAAAAGTTTTTCAACATATATTTCCGTTGGTTCTTTTGTGTACATTTTATCTTCCATCATTTTTTTTCCAAAATATGAATCTAACTTGACCCATTTTTTTGCCACCTTTGGTGTTCGTCCGTGAAAGTTAATTATGTATTCGGCTTGAGATCTTGTGGGAGTAAAAGACTTACTATTTTGTTTTTTGTTTTTTAAAGCCAAGATATAGTTATTTGACCCTTCATATTCTTCTAACAATTGAACGGCTCTTGTTTCGGGTGTTTTTGAAATTAATTCTTCCATTATATTATAAATAAAAATAGTAAATATTATAAAAAAAACAACTTTTTATTTAATTATTATATTTATTAAATAAATTAAACTTTAAAAAAAATATTATGAAAAGAAAAATAGGACTTTCAGAATCAGATCTTTATAGAATTGTTAACCGTGTTATATATGAACAAGATAAAGGTGAAAAAGATATCGAGGATGACGAAGATATCGAGGATGACGAAGATATTGATGACGAAGATGTTGCAAAATACAGTGAAGACGAGATTGAAGATAAACAAGAAGAGTGTAGAGACTTAGTGGATATGTTAGAATCTTTATTGGATGATTTAAAATCAATGGAAGATAGTGAAGATATTTTTGACTTACTTTCTATGAAAGTCGGTGACATTGAAAAGGCTTGTGACTCATTAAATGATTTTGTTGAGGGAATAGAGTCAAACCCATTTGGTGTATAAGTATAATAAATAAATTTTAAAGAACCCTACCTTTTGTGTGGGGTTTTTTTGTTTATTGATATTTATTTTATATGTCACAGAATAAAGTCCCAATTACAAGGTTAAATAAGTTTTTCTCTGAAGAAGATTTCAATTTAGAAATTGAGATGGGTATGGAGTGGCAAATGGGGGATATGAATTTTACCGTAGTATTATATAGGGTAGATAGACAAAGAACAAATAATGATGATGTTTATGGGGAGGCTTTGAGTGATGGAATTCAATTTTTAGCGCCAATAGAAGTGAAAGGTTTAGTTAAAATTGAGGCACCTGCAAATTCAGATTATGGTTCATCTAAACTTTCACAATTAGAGCCAGGTAATATGACCTTTAGTGTTTATCAATCACATTTAGATCAATTGGCTATTGAAATATCTTTGGGTGATTATCTTGCATATTATGAAACTGAGGATAGGGTAAGATATTATTCAGTTGTAAATGACGGAAGAGTAACATCAGATATGAAACATACTTATGGTGGTTATAAAAAATATTATAGAACAATAATTGCATCACCTGTAACTAACAACGAATTTAACGGTTTATAAAATGGCACTACCTAAAAAAGTAAAAAACTATTTACCTCTTATACCTGAAAAGGTTGGTAACGAGAGAAGACAACAAATGTTAGATGACATCACTGACAATGGTACTTATTTACCAAAAGGTGTTTTACATGCCGACATGGATAGAGGGGTATTAGATTTTGTAAAAAACGATCTTAAATTAGTTGTTGACGGTAAAACGGTACCTACTGTTGATAAAATAATAACAACACAAAGTTGGTCCCAATTCACTGAAACGTGGGAGTTTCAAGACTTAGATAAAAATGTTTCTTTACCATTTATAATAACTATTCGTAAACCAGAGGTTAAATACGGAAAATTAGGGGGTACTAATATATTTCAAAATATACCTGAAAGAATGAGATTTTTCTATTATACCGTTCCAAATTGGGATGGTCAAAGAAAGGGTGCTGATGTTTACAAAATACCACAACCAATCCCTATTGATATTGTATATAACGTTAAAATATTTTGTAATAGAATGAGGGAAATTAATGAATTTAATAAATTAATATTACAAAAATTCACTTCTAAACAGGCATATACCCAAATAAATGGTCACTATATGCCAATTGTATGTGCAGACCCAACAGATGATTCACCTAAAGAGATTGAAAAAAGAAAGTATTACATCATGAGTTATGAGTTTACTCTTAATGGGTTTTTAATCGATGAAAAAGAATTTCAAGTTTCTCCGGCAATCTCAAGACAGGTTTCATTATTTGAATTTGAAACATCAAAAAAATCTAAACGAGTAAAAATAGAACCACCAAGACCAAAATCATTTGATTTGGATTTTAACTTTGTATCAGGTAACACCCAATTAAATGAAGTTTTTAGGTACACTGTGGATTTAATTGTGGGTATTACATCTAACGTTAACTCTTACTCTGTTTTTATAAATTCAAATTATGTTGGTGATGATTTAACAAAGATACAAATAACTGATGGGGATACCTTAGTTGTTAATGTGGTAAAAATAGATAACACAAAAGAAGCGACTATTAAAACAAATGCGGTTTTAGTGTAACTATTCACCGTATATATCTTTTTCTTTTGTACAAGTTTTAATAATTAAATTTTCTAAAAATTTATAAAGTTTCAAACCTTTATCATCACAGTATGTTTTTAACAACTGATGGGTTTCTTCTGAAATCTTTATATTTTTTATTTTTTTCATAATAATAAATATTTTAATAGGCAGAAAAAAGGTAGAATTTTTTCATACTACTATCTATTTATTATTCTTAGGGTCAGTTTTTTGCTACGAATTAATGTATTTATATATAAAATAAATCTTTAATTAAACAAAAAAATGGCATCTAGTACAAAAGTATTCGTTTCTCCAGGAGTTTATACCTCAGAAAGGGACTTAACTTTCGTTGCACAAAGTGTTGGTGTAACTACTTTAGGTTTAGTTGGTGAGACTTTACAAGGTCCAGCTTTCGAACCTATTTTTATAACAAATTTTGATGAGTTCCAAGTTTATTTCGGAGGTACAAGTCCGGAAAAATTTGTTAACACACAAATCCCAAAATATGAATTAGCATATATTTCTAAATCTTACTTACAACAATCTAATCAACTTTTCGTAACAAGGGTATTAGGTTTATCGGGTTACGACGCAGGACCATCTTGGTCTATTGTTACTGCAGGTAATGTAGACCCATCTACAATTGGTGCTACAGGAACCACTTCAGCAACTTATTTATTCTTTACTGGTACAACAGGTAACAGCTCAAGTGTATCAATAACAAGTACATCAAATTTACCTACAGTTTTACAAAGTGATTTTTACAACACTTACACAACATTCAATGGAGGGATTTCAACAATTGCAAATGATTTTCAATCTTACATTTCGGCTCAAATTAATTTGTATTCTACAGGTTCTGCATTGTCAGGAAAAACTTCTTACTTTTGGGGTTCTGTTAGTTCATCTACTTTAAACTCAGTAACAGGGGCACCTTACAATACGACGGCAACAACAGAAACGTTTGGTGTTGAAAACATTAATTTGGCCTTAACCAATTTATCGGCATCATCTAACGACCCTTGGTATTATGCAACATTTGACTACGGACAAGGATCTAATGATGTTAATTACTATACAGGGTACGGTTTTGGTTCATCATTGTCATCAATTTCAGCAATAACTTCAGGATATTCAGGTTCGATGGCGGTTTTCTTAACAACATACTCAGGGTCTCCTTATACAGAATATGATGATTTAATTGTTGCAACTTTAAGGTCTAGAGGTATTACAAATTTTTCAAGTACACAACACGGACCTTTATTCCAAGTTTCGGGAACATCAGATGTTATTATGGATTGTTCAGGGAATTATTCAGGAGTAACTAAAAACCCATACGAAACATTTGTTATTTCTGGTATAACAAAAGATAACGACACGTTTAGTTTTGAAACTTCATTATCATCGACAGACACTCAATACATTTCAAAAGTATTTGGTAGAAGTAACTTTGGAAAAGATAGAACTGAAGTTCCTTTATTTGTTGAGGAAGTTTATTCAAGTTTATTACAAACAGGTTATAGAGATGGTAAAATTAGAGGTCTATATTGTGATTTAGTAGGTTTACCTGGAGTTACAGATACAACCGATTTTGATTATAATGACTCATTAGGTTTTTATTTAGAACAATATCAAACACCAGAAACACCATATATGGTTTCTGAATTAAGAGGTAATAAAGTTTTTAAACTATTTAAGTTTAAATTAATTTCTGATGGTAATGCGGCCAATAGACTTGTTAAAATGTCAATCGGAAACATTTCATTTGCGAATGGAACGTTTGATGTATTCATTAGAGATTTTTATGATAACGACCAAAATGTAAGAGTTGTTGAAAGTTTCACTAACTGTTCAATGGATCCAAACCAAAATAACTATGTTGCAAATAAAATAGGTACGGCTAACGGTGAATATGCAGTAAAATCAAAATACGTAATGTTAGAGGTTAGTGATGAA